CTTCTTATGGTCTTGATAAAGCTCCAATGGTTGAACGTTTGGAGTGGGTAAAGAAGAACACGTATCTTATTACTTGTGTCGCTTCTGATCCCATATTACACATTCACGATTGGGAAGCAGCGGATGAGCCATGGCAATTCTTAGCAGCATGTGAAGAGTATTACCATTGTGTCTTAAAATGTGATAGGCACTTTACAAGTCTACCTGTTGCTACAGATGCTACATGTAGTGGTCTACAGATTCTAGCAGGTTTAGCTAGAGATAAGAACACTGCTAAATTAGTTAATGTCTTACCGTCTGATAAGCCACAGGATGCTTATAAGGTAGTAGCTGAGACTGCTGCACCTTTCTGTCCTAAGTCTATCCGCCCTTACATGGATAGAAAGACTGTTAAGCGTGTTGTCATGACAGTACCTTACAATGCTAAGCCATTTAGTAACCGTGGTTACATCAAAGCTGCTTTAGCTGAGAAAGGTGTTGAGATTGATAAAGAGGACTTGACAAAGACAGTGATTGCTGTTAGAAATGCTATGGATGAGGTCGTACCTGGTCCTATGGCTGTCATGAGTTGGATTGAATCTGAGGTTGCTAAAGCAATCGACAGAGGTGAAACAGAACTATCATGGGTAACACCATCAGGTTTTGTCGTTAACCAAAAGCTCATGAAGAAAGAGATAATTACTGTTAAGCTACAACTTTTGGGTCGTTGTGAGTTACAGGTTGCTGTCGATGATAGTGACAAGGTTGACAAACAACATCACAAGAACGCAACAGCACCAAACCTTATTCATTCTCTTGATGCCTCACTGCTCCACTTTAGTGCGTTGGCTTTTGACGCACCGATCGCTCTCATTCATGATTCTGTATTGTGTCGTGCTACCGACATGTCTACTCTCAGTTCAATTGTACGAGAGGCATATATGCACCTCTTCGCAGAACATGATTACTTGCGAGACTTCGCTCACCAAATAGGAGCGGAGACAGAACCACCGATCATCGGAGATCTGGAACCAGAATCCGTTATTGAATCCACTTACTTTTTTTGTTAATGCCACGTACTATCCACAAAACTGAACAGCCTGTTGTCCTTGAAGGTTATCAAGCTGTACTGAAGCCAAGTAAATTTGGCTACTCCCTTGCTGCTATTGTCAGTGAGGAAATGATTGACGCTCTTGAGAATGATCGTAACGAATCAATCCAATGGGCACAAACTAAACTGAAGAATCCAAAACGTTCTACGTTGAAGCCTGAACCTTGGGAAGAAGTTTCTGAAGGTAAGTACAAGATCAAGTTCTCTTGGAATGAAGATACAAGACCTCCTGTTGTAGATACAGAAGGGACACACATCACAGATGAAGATACACCGATGTATTCTGGTAGTCGTGTTAAACTTGCGTTTTATCAGAAGCCATACATTCTCCGTGATGGTGTAACGTATGGTACAAGTCTTAAACTTGTGGGTGTTCAATTGGTGTCGCTTAGTTCCGCCGCTGGTGTAGATACTGGTGACATGAACGCTGATGATGTTGCTGCATTGTTTGGCAAGACTGAAGGGTTCAAAGCTAGTGAACCAAATGTAACTCCCACCCAAGAAACTGAAGATGATTTTTGAAAAAAGGATTGAAGACTGATGGCATTTCGTTCCAAGCTAGAAGAACGGGTAGCTGATCTTCTTGTTGAGCTTGGAGTGAAGTATGAGTATGAAACCGTTAAGGTTCCTTATGTCATTGAACATGTCTATACTCCAGACTTTATTTTACCTAATGGTGTTCATTTAGAATGCAAAGGTTACTGGGAATCTGATGACCGTCGTAAGATCAAGGCAGTTAAAACACTTAACCCTGATCTAGATCTACGTATGGTCTTTCAGGCTCCCTTCAATACAATCAGCAAGAAATCAAAAACCACGTATGCAAAATGGTGTGAGAAACACGACATACCGTGGACTTCCTTTACTAACATTCCACTACAATGGCTTCTATAAAATACGGTACACCCGAGTATTACAAAGTACAATTTTTGGACTTTATGGCTGATGCACAAGCTGATATGCCTGAATATGGTGAAGCAATTATCAAAGGGTTTCTATTGGCTTTAGATGATTGGGCACAGTATCATACAAAACAAGCAACACATTATGGAGACCTCCAAGAGCGAGTTCATCAGGCACTCGGAGTGTCTTAATTGTGGGTCATCTGATGCAAACAGTGTTTATTCAGATGGCCATGAGTATTGTTTTGTATGTCATCATTATGTTCATGGTGATAATCAATCATTACACATTCATCAAACCAAAAGTGTGCAAATACTAGGTTCAGCCGAACGGCTGCAAAAACGAAACATATCTGAGAAGGTATGTCAACAGTACAAAATCTACCGTGATGGTAATCGGCTTAGGTTTTACTATCATGACAGTTCCGGCGTACCTATTGGCGCTAAGATAAAAACAAAGGACAAACGATTTAGCTATGAAGGGCAAACAGATGGAAGCTTCTTTGGACAACATTTGTTTCCCAGCACTGGAAAACGAGTCGTTATTACTGAAGGAGAACTCGATGCAGCTTCGTGTTACGAGGCTATGCCGGGGTGGCCGATGGTATCTCTACCTAGCGGTGCCGCTTCGGCAAAGAAGTCGATACAACGGAATCTCGAATGGCTGCAAGGTTATGAGGAGATTGTCTTGTTCTTCGACAATGACGAGGCAGGCCGTCAAGCGACGGAGGAAGCGGCTAGCGTATTACCACCTGGCAAGGTCAAGATCGCTAACTTACAGGGCGATTTCAAAGATGCCTCGGATGCCTTATCAGCCGGTAACTCGCAAATAATTCGAGAGGCTATTTGGAACGCACGGCCTTACCGTCCAGATGGGATCGTTGACGGCAAAACCTTACTTGAATTAGTTACTACACCATCACCAGCATCAGATCATGACTATCCATTTCAAGGATTACAATCAAAGCTTCACGGG